ACCTTGATTTTGCTGAATTAATTGATAGATACAATCCTAGACAGGGAGACTTTTGGTATCTTGACCCTCCATACTACGTTGCCCATGAAAAAGGTAACAAATACTATCAACATAATTTTACTGCTGAAGACCATCAAAGGTTAAAAGAAAAAGTAGATAAAATTCATAATGAAGGTGGAAAGTTTATGGTGAGTTATGATTACAGAGAGGAAGTTGCTGAACTTTATAAAGATTATGATGTAAGAACTATAAACTTAAAATATTGTGGAGCAACAGATGATGCAAAAAAAATAGAAAGAAAAGAATACTTAATAATAAATTATAAACCTGCTAATCAAGTAGGGTTATTTTAAAAGGAGACATAATGGAGAAAGAAGTAAAACAATTACCATCAGCGTCCGAAGCAGAACAGGCTTTATTAGGATGTGTAATACAAGGTGGTGAGAGAGAACAAGAAATTGCAATGGCTTGGATAAGAGACAATAAGGCATTTTACACTATAGACAATAGAAATATATGGGAATCAATGGCAGACCTATATAAAGATGGAGTAGAAATAGATGTAGTAACATTAGCAAACAAAGTAAAAGATATGTATGGAGATAGTAAAGCATATTATATTAGTGGATTGACAGAAAGTTTTGTTAGTACATCTAATGTGGAAAATTATGCTAGAATTGTATGGGAAAAATACATACAAAGAGAGACTGCTAAATCAGCCGAAGCCTTACTTAATGCAAGTTATGAAGACTATAAACAAGTAGGTAGTATATTAGAAAAACATAGCAAATTAATAGATGAATTAAGGCAAATACAACCATCTAAAATCAAAGACATTGAAGTATTAGTTGATGAGATGAAAGCAACAGTAGAAGAAGACTCTAATCTAATACCTTTCAACTTAGGACATCTTGATACATTTGCAGGTGGAATGACTCGTAAAGAAATAACTGTTTTGGGAGGAAGACCTGGCCATGGCAAGACTACCTTAGTAATTAATATAGTAAAAGGATTAATTGAACAAGGGTATAGAGTAATGTTATTTAATCGAGAAATGAGCAATACAGAGATGTTAAAGAAAATGGTAGTAATGGAGTCAAACGCTCTTAAATACGGAGATATAAGACGAAATGACCTATCTGAGACAAACAAAGACGAGTTTGAATTAGTATCTGATGTAATGAAAAACAATTATAAAGATTTTCTTATGTATGACAATGTAAGAACTCTTAATGATTGTCTTCGTGAAATTGCTAAACATAAACCAGATGTAGTTATTGATGATTACATTCAATTAATAGACGTTGAAGGAATTAAAGAAGGTAGACGTTTTGAGATTGAAAAGATAATGCAAGAATACAAATGGATATGTAAACAAGAAGATTGTTCTGCCATATTAGTATCACAATTAAATAGAGAAATAGAAAAACGATTAGACCCAAGACCTCGTATGAGTGATTATGCGGAATCAGGTGTAATTGAACAGACTGCAGAATCAGCAATGTTTGTATTCTATGGACATAATTTTGATAGTGAAAAATACAATCCATATAAAAGTGAGATTATAGTTTCTAAAAGTAGGTATGGTAAAATAGGAACACACATGGTAGGATTCAACGGAGGTAGATGCAAATTCTACATGAACTCTTCAATGGCAGAGAAAGATAACATTGCGTAAAAGTTGCCACGGGTGTTACTTTGAAGTAAGTAGAGATTGTTATTGGTTTTCTATTTATAGCGAAGAACACCCAAAGCATATACCCATTGATGTATTCAATAAAGGATGTAAAAAATATAAGAATACGGAAATGTCGGGATTGGAACAACATCACCAATTAATAGAAATGATTGATGGTGAAATTCTTAGCAGTAAATACAATCCTCCAATAAAACAAAAAAGAACATACAAGAAGAAGTATGTTAAAAGTCCACATAACTATTCACATAGAAAGGATGCACAATGAATATGAACGATAAAACAATAATAGGTATAGACCCTGGTGCTAATGGGGCTATTAGCTTTACAACAACAGATAATAAAATAAGAAAGAAAAACAAAATAACTGCATACAAATGTGATAAATCATTATCTGGTAGAACAATTATATGTACTATGGCAAAACAAGCATATCATAAAAAAATAGTAGCATATATAGAAAAAGTCCATGCAATGCCACATGACGGCAGAAGTTCTTTGTTTAAGTTTGGAGTAAACTATGGAGTTTGGTTAGGAATACTAAATGCCAAAAAAATTAAAACAATAGAAGTATCACCACAGAAATGGATGAGATGGTGGGAAACAAAATTAGGTATTAAACTTCCAAAAGAAAAAAAAGATAGAAAAAATAAACTTAAAGAGATGGCTTCTAAATATATTGATATTAATCAAAAACCTACCTTATGGAACGCAGATTCAATTTTAATAACAATGTACGGAGTGTACGCAGAGCGGGAGATGGAAAATGGAGAATAAAGAAAGTATAGAATTATGGATTAGAACATCAAAGAACGTAAACAAGACTGTTGAAGTAGCAATGAATATGTATGATACTAAAACTATAATAAACTTATTAGGTAAGTTTAGAGAAGCAACACAACAATTAGAAAAATTGCTTGAAGTAAATAAAGAAGAAAGATTTACAGCATAATCTCCTTGCTGACTGAAGGCGACAAGTGGGTAATTATTTTTTACCTGCTTGTTCGTCTAATTTTAACAAAGCTCCTTGTATTCTTAAAGGCAAACCAGCATATTTATTTTTCTTATTTTTAGATTTTTTTTCTAATTTATCAAAATAATATTCTGGAAATGCTGTTTTTATCATAGGAGCTGCATCCTTCCATAAAGTTGGTTCATCTTGCTTTTTAGGATAAAGAGTAAGTTCTTGAGCAACTGCGCTAAATGGCCCATACCCAGTTCTAACTGACATTGGTAAATGCCTATCAACAGCTCTTCCAAGAAATTGATTTAATAATCTTATGTTTTGAGCAGATGCTCCCATAGTATCATCATTTGTAAAATCACCAGTACTTATTAATATATTACTAAGGTATTCTTCATCAGCGTTTATTAATTCTGTTGCTATACCCACATCTAATAATGTGCCAAAAGTAGGTCCGAGCTTTGAACCTATAATACCTTTACCATAAAATTCTCTATTTATTTTTTCTAAATCTTCTTCATTGTCCCAATCAGAAAATAATAATAATTTAATATCTTCAAGCATCTCAAAACCAACATGTTCTATTAATGTTTGATTATATCCAGACATATAACTTAAAAGAGCTGGTGCTAGAAAATATGCTACTCCCATATTCATTGTTTTATGAACACCTCTAGCATCCTTAACCCAATTAGAAAAACTATCTTCACCTCTTACAACATTTTCCATAAAGGCCTTTCTATCTCCTTGAGCTTCTTTATATATAGACCAGTTTCTTTCTAAAAATTCCATACCATAATGTTGAAATTGAAATGCAAATTGACCAACCCCTTCCCTCATGTTTCTTGCTTTAGCATATGAATTATAATCAAAATGATTAACTATAACCATATTTTTTGCATAATTCCTTGCTAATCTATTTTTTTCACCTTCAAAACTTGAAATTTTTCCTTCACTTTTTAATTTTGTTAAATAATCTGCAAAAGGAACGCTTTCATTCATAACTTTATACATTTGTCCAAATGCTAATTTTGCTGTAAATATTCTATTTTTATTTTCAGCCCACCTATGCATACCAGAAGTTTTTTGAGCAATACTACCAACAGCTTTTCCAAATATTTTTATACCATTGTATGCAAAATTTCCTTCTTCAACATATTGTATTTTACCATTTTCATCTATTCTTCTTATTTTATATGGAGAAGATTTAGTTATACCAGATTCTAATCCAGCTTCAGATGTATCCATTAATAAATTAGCTTCTTGTAAAAAATCATTTACATTTATTTTTCCTAAAGGAGCTTTTTCATCTAAATACTTCATGGATTCTCTTACTCCAGAAGATGTCATAGTCGCAAAGTTCATTAAAAATTGAGTTATATTTCTAAGAGCAGCTCTTGGACTTAATCCTAATTTATTAATGAATTGATAAGCTAATAATGCTTTTTTAATTTCATGTATAGAACCTGTATTTCTTACATCTCCATTAACAGAACCGTATAATCCATTCATTACATCTACAATTTTTTGAGAATATTCAGATTTTTCATTATACATATTTTTTGCATTTAATAAATTATTCATAAAAGAATCATTTAAAAATGCTGTGGTATTAAATTGACTTACATTGTGTATATATGTATTAACAACATCTATGAAGTTTTTACTGTATTCAGAGTCTGAATTTTGACTTCTAGCTTTAGCATGATTTGTTATCCATAAATCCATATTGTCTATTATTTCATCAATGCTTTTTCTTTCATGCAACATGTCAATATTAGATTTTGTTAAATCGTCTATTGGTTTCATTAATCCTTGCATCATAGTTGCATTTAAATCTCTTACAAAATGAGGAAAATACCCATCCTCTTTATACTTGGGCATTAATTCAGATAGTAATTTTTCTTTTATATTGGTTAATTTATCTCTAGTATTTACAAAATCTGGTTTATTTTCTATTCTTTTTAATTGAGAATCAATTACCTTATTTATTCCATTTCTTAATTGAGCATAAGATTCCGTCATTAATTTATTGTAATCTCTAGTGGCAAATATTAAATCTTGAGGAACTCCAACTTGAGGAAGAATAGAACTATACTCTTCATCTGTCAATCTAACAAGCAATGTTCCATCATCATACCTTGCTACTCTTGATTTCGCTTCTTTGTTACCAGAGTCAGCTAATGCAACTTCTTGATTGTATTTTAACTTAATTGCATCTGGCATTACATTTTCTATAATTTTTACAAATTCAGTAAATGTTTTAACACTTCCTTTGTTTTCAAAATCTTCTAATTGTAATCTTGTTTCATCAATTAATTTTTGATTACCAGAGTCTAAAGCCTTAATGTGATTCCCCTCTAATTCTCTATGTTTTTTTAAAGCTCTATTTAATTTAATTTTACTAATTTTTCCTTTACCTAATCCACCAGAAGCTTTTAATTGGTCTATTATTCCATTAAATAAAAGATTTAATTCATTAGTTCTTTTGCTATCACTTTCAACTATACCTCTTATATCTTTTATAGATTCTTGCAATAAAGGGTCTTGTTTGCCCAACATAGTCCCAGTCATAAATCCTTCCATAGCATTAAAAGAAGTAAATTTATCTTTAGATACTCTTTGTGTATATGAATTTAAATCTCTTAAAAAGGTAGTTATATTTCCTTGAGTTAAAAATGGACCTCCTTGTTCTGGGCTTAATAAAGCTGCAAATTCCATAGGTATTTGAAATCTTGATTCAAACATAGACATAGCAGCCGAATAAGGAGATTGTATATTTTGATTAACTATATCACTTTGCGCCCATTTTTCAATAGAATCCCAAAGTCTTATTACTTTTTTATTTTTTACTTTATTGCAGTCTACTTGCATATTAACATTTTACCATTTCACCTATTGATTTAAATGTTTCAAAATGAGAATCTTTCATAGGATTTTGTTTTGCAGCTAATGTTAAATTATTTTGCATATCGTTTATTGATTTCATCATGCTTATTATTTTTTTAGATGATTTAACTTGTTTTGGTTTAAATTTAAGATATTCATTATGTATAAACATAGGATGATTTCTCATATCTTGAGGAGTCCCGTCATCTCCTTCTTGATTATATAAATCCTGTTTTGTTAATTTTATAAAATCTTCATCCAACCTTAATCTTAAATCCATATATCTTATAGGATTAATAAAGTTTTTTCTAGATGATTTTTCTTCTAAATCATTTAATTTTATTAAAAAATCTTCATATTCTTGGGTTTCTTTATTTTCCATCAAACCCACATAATCACGATAAAAAGATATAACAGATTTATTTATTGTTGATAATGGATTACTTGGCAACATTTCATTTGTCCAATCAAAATTATTATTATTTTTTAATCTATATTGCATATTTTTATCAAATGGCATTAATCCAAATGCATCTAAATTAGCAGTTTGTAAATCAGCTATTTTTAAATTAACATCTTTATTAAAAAACTTTCTATAATGTTCGTTGCTACTAATCATTGAAGTTAAAACAAATTTAGCCATTTTTTGGTTGTTTGTATTTTCAGTAGCATCTATGCTTAATTCTTTAGAACCATGAGAAATTCCAGCTAATATTTGTATTCCATGCGAATATCGTTTTGATTCTTTGTATGGTATAGCAATTGGTTTATTATTAAAAACTCCAATAGCATCTCTATTTCTTGTAGGTTCCATGTAAGCATAAAGAAAATTAATTCCATGTTCTCTAGTTTTTTCTAATAAAAACTTTTGTCTTAATTCAAATACATTTAATGAATTAGCTCGATGATTGACAAGGTAATCTTTCATGTTTTCATTGGTAACGATGCTTTTATTATTAAACGGAAGAATATCGTCTATTAAAGTCCCACCTCCATAAGTCTGTCTATTAAAGTCTTTTATATCTTTTAAATCTAATCTTGCTTTTTCATTTTTTAATGTTTCGTACCAATTATCATATCGCATACCCTTTTGAGTATTTCTTAAAAATGAATGTAATGTATTGGCATGTATAATAGACCTTTTAAGGTCGCTGTCTTCTATAGATATATATTCTTTATATTTTAATTTATTAGGATTTATTTTAGATATATCTTTTTTAAACTTACTAGATATTTCTGATTGAAGTTTGTTTATTACCCATTCAATATTTTTTACTTTTCTTTGTTTCCATTTAGGATGATAACTGCTATTATTAATAAATTTTTTCTTTTTATCTAGTCTTTTAATAGCAGATATTCTTTTATTAAAGTCTTGTGTATCAGCTTTTACTCTTTCAGCAAATTTATATATAGAACTTTCTTTTTCAAAATTTCCATTCTTATCTAATTTATCACCTTCCATGTTTACAAAAGATTGGTTTTCACCAGTTTTATCATTATTCCCAATAGACATTAGTTCTTCAAACCATAATTCTATTTCAGAATATGTAGATAAATCTAAATTATATTCTTTTTTAGTATCTAAAAATTCCCTACTAGCAATATTTACAGCTATTCTATCTAAATAACCTCCGCCTTCTCCATTATATATATCAGTTAAATTTTTCTGAATAGGTTCAAAAGCATTACTTCCGTCTTTAATTAATTCTTCTAATGTATTTTTTTCTGCTTTAGATAAATTATTATTATTTTTTTTATAAAATAATTGTCTTTGTAAAGATTTATAAATATCTCTATGAAATTCTTTAAAAATTTTAGAACCTATATATTTATTATAAAAACTTGATTTTCTAGAAGCTCCATCAACATAAGATTCATCTCCGAAAGCAGTAAGTAATTTATTTTGTTGATTTAAAAATTCTCTTATAATAAGTTTATCAGCTTCATTTATATCGGTACCTGTTACTGTAGTATATTTATTAGTTTCTTCATCTAATTTATATTTTTGAAATATTCTTACTCTTTTACCATTTACAGTTTGTCCATTTTTTATAATTTCTTTTATATCTTTAGATTTAACATCTCTTGCAGATATAGATTCAGAATAATTTGGAAATAAAAAACTGTTAGCCCATTCGTATATATTAGATGCAATATTTTTATTTAATTTATTTTGACCATCAAGTATATATTGAGATTCTAAAGCATACCTTTGATAAAATGCTAACATTTTTGTATCTATTGTAACAACTTCATTTGCTTTTCCATCTTGCCCAAATCCACTGTTATATAATATAGATGGCCCATCAAATTCCCCAGTGGTTTTATTTAATCTCACTTCATCGGACCATTGCTTTCTTTGATTATCGTCTAATAAATGATTGTTATTCCCTAAATTTTGAAGATAATTTATTTTTCTAGATGTTTTTGCAACTACACCTATTCCTCTTTTATAAGCAATTCCACTCCCAATTTTAGATAACATATTACTTCTTGAAGCTTTATGGTCTAATTGAAATGTGAAACTTGGGTCAGTTTGAGTATCACTAGGGTCTATACCTTGTACAAAATAAGCTTGATTTCTTTTTATATAATCAAACATATAATCACTATGAGCAAAGAAATAATCTACTTTATCCGCATCGTAATCACCTTCATATACATTGGCAATATCATAAGAATTAATCTCAACTGCTAATCCACTTTCAGGTGGTAAAAATCCTTTTAATCCAAGCAATGTAATATCATTAGGTCTTGTTCTAGGGTTTCTTCTTGATATAATGCCTAATTCATATCTTGTATTAGTTTCTTTTGCAATAGATTGCACTAAATCGTGCACTCCACCTAATGTCCCACTTTGAGAAATATTTTCTTTAAAATCTTTTATAGAATTTAAACTTTCTTCACTCAATCCAATATATTTAGAAACTTCTTCTACAAATTCATCAACAGTTAATTGTTTTGTATTTTGAACAATCCTAATGTTTTTTCTAGATTTAGACAATTCAGATATATCTGTTCCTCTTTCTTTATCTGCTAACATTATTTGACCACGAAGAATTTGTTCATTCTCATTATTAAACAAAGTAGGTAGTAATCTAGTTCTTTTTTTAGAACCTTGATACCTTGTTGGTGAAGAAATAATATATGCTTGTCCTCCGTAACGACCAGAAACTTCTTGAGTATCTGAATGTATTCTATTTGTTATCGCTCTTCTTTTACTAAATACATTATCTATATATTCTTTTGCTAAATATTTTTGTACTTGATTTACACTATAATCATTTGGGTCAGCAGCTTCACTTAATTTTAAATAATGCAACATACTACTTAAATTACCTAAAGAACCTTCTTGAGCATCATCTGGAATATTTCCTTTCTGCATTGCAGACCTCATAAAACTATTTATCTTGTATGGATCAAGCATTACGTTTTCCATAGCATCTAGATTAGCAGTTAATTCTTCTACGACTTCATTAAAAGCTCTTCGATGTTCGTTGTTATCCATATAATTATAATCTTGGTCAGACTCACTTGCAGATAATAAATCAGAATCTTTTTCAGGCCTAAGACCAATACCTTCTAAAGGTAATTCTCTTATTAAATCATTTGGATTTGTTATAGAATATTTATTTAATTCATCATACCCTACATTTTCTATAGTTGTATTATCATCACCATCATATGCTTTTGCTCCAGAATTAGTAAGAAGTATATCAACTTTTGGATTATTTTTAAAGAATCCTTCTATTGATGGTGAATAAACAAATAATGTTTTACCATACAATAATGTATTATTTTCTCCTTGCGAAGATATAACAGGTTTAATAGGATTCATTGAATTTGGATTATGTCCTAATAAGGTATGATATTCCATCATTGCTTTTTTAGATATAAAAGAAATGCTATCAAATCCAGAAACTTTAGAATGAGCTTCTCCTATAATGTTATCATAATTTACACCAGAAGGAAGTAATCCATCATCCTCTAAATCTCTAATTATTGTAGCAATAGTTTCAGTTCCTTCATCATTCCAAATAGCAACATTATATGATTTTTGTTTTAATCTAGATTTTAATAATTCTGATGGTTTATCCTTAACACCTTTATTTGTTAAAATAGTTCTAGCTTGCAATAAACTATTTAAATATTTTTCATTAGGTCTAACAAAGTTTTTTGTAGTAAATAATTTTACCCTTTTAATATATTTATCAACAAATGCAGGGTCTGTTGAATTTAAAACATCATAAAATAATTCATTAGTTTTACTTTTATATCCAACTTCTAATACTAAATACCTCATTGCTAATTCAATTCTTTCCTCATCGTACTTCCAATCTGCTTCTGTTTTGTCAAAATCGTTTTTAATATTATCAAGGGCTTTTTTTGTACTAGCGTCTACTTTACCAGAATGGTCTTCATAAAACCTATTAAATTCATTTACTATTTTTCCCATATCAGTTGTTGGAATAATTATACTTTCCATTCCATCGTAAATGTCTAATTTTTTTACACCAGTTTCATTTTCAGCCACTCCAAAATTGTCCGTATTTGTATTTGTATCTCCACTATATTCAGTAAATGCATTAACCTCTTTACTTTTTAATTGTTCCGATACTTTATTTCTTATTTCTAATATTTTTGATTTTTCTGGAATATCTTCAGTCGCTAATATATTATAAGTTTTTTCTACATAATTACCACTTCTATCTACTTCAGTTTGAATAATATTATTATCAAAAATAGAAAAATCTAAACCAATATTTCGTAAGTATTTAAAAACAGGATTATCTTGCATAACTTGATGATTTTTATCAAACTCAATTGAACCATTTACCATGCTTATTTTTCTTACAGTTATTTTATCTTTTGAACCAAATACAATTTGACTAATATCTTGTATAATTTTATCTTTTTGACTTGGATTTAAATTTTTAAATTCTCCTTTTTTACTAACTATTCTATTAGCAAAATTACTTATAGATGTTTTAGTAATATTTCCTTCCTTATCAAATACCTCATCTTCAAATCTAATTGTTTGGATGCTAGTTTCTTCTCCACTATAATCATCATAAATAATATCATTATCTTTATTTTTACTTATTAATTTATACCTTGAAAAGAACCCATCTATACTTAATGATGGATTTTTAATAACATCACTAGCATCGCTAATATATTTCCTACTTATTTCTTTTCTTTTATCTATTTCATTTTGTACAAATTCTGGAGTAAATCCTTTTTTAGAAATTGTTTTTCTTATATCTTCAAATTTTTCAATTAATAAATTTTCTTCAACTAATTCAAATTTGTCATTAACATTTCTTTTTATAACTCCCTGTTGTTTTAACATGCTTAATATTTCAACTTGTGCTCCTTCACCAAAAGTTCTAATGTATTCCAACATACCCGATTTAGCTCCATCAAGTTTACTATTGCTCATAGCATCAAATAATTTTGATAATACTAAATTTTCATTAGATTTATCTCTTCCAATATAAATATCATCTAATCGTTGTTCTAATATGACTACAGAAGATTCATCTGTTATATGAAAATTATCATCTTTTATTCCAATTGCTCCATCTTCGTTTAATCTTGTTAATATAGAATTATATCTTTCTTCTAAAGCTCTATTTGAAGGAATTGATAATCTTCTTAATAAAAAACCTTGAATATTTTTATCTTTTATTAAACCAGATTCACCAAAAGAAGCAAGAGCAGATTGTTGTACAATAAAATCAACATCGGATGGAGAAGCAACTGCATTATTTAATCTTACTCTATTAATGTCTTGCAATACCATAGAATACATAAAATTAAGATTGGGATTATTTAAATCATTAACCCATTTGCCTAAATTATTTTTTAATGCATTGATTTGAGTTTCATTAACTTCTGATTGCACTGGGTCTTTAGTAACTTCATATCTACCCATTGCTTTTAATAATCCATGTATCTTACCTAATTGTATTTTTAAATCTGATTTAGAATTTATTTGACTATAATCATCTATTATTTGATAACCTTTCCCTTCTATTTTTTGTAAAATACCAGCGTCTCTTAATTTGCTTTCTAAAGCATCTTTAAGTTTTGGAGCTTCTGGATTTAAAGCATTGATTATTTGCTTTGTAACATTGTTGCCTTTATTTTGCATCATAGGTATTAAATAAGATTCTACATCTGTATATTTAAATTCTCTTCTACCATCAAAAGATTTAGTTGTCGCATCTATTGCTTTTTCTGAATCTATTACAATATTATATAAGTCTTTTAAAGCTTCTTCAGAAGTAATTGTATTTTTATCTTCTTTATGTGCTTTAATTTTATCATTTATTCCTTTGTTTACCTCAACAACCATTTCAAGGCTTCTAAACATATCTAATAATGCTTCTTCAGCATCTTGTCCACTTTTACCATCTAACCATGATTCAAAGTCTCCATTTTTAGCTTGTTTTAATAAATCATCAGTTGCTGCAAAAGTAGAAGGAGTTATTATTCCACTTGAATTAGATATAATATTTATATCATCAAAATCTTTTGAAACAATTTGATTCAATATACTTTTAAGATTCTCTTCCATACCTTTAGTTGATTCAATAATTCTATCTTCAAATGCTTTATTTAAATCATCAGCAGTTTTAAATCCTTGCTTGTCTAGTATGTTTATTATTTCTTTAGCTTGAGTATCAGATATTTGGTCTAATGTTCTAGCGTATTGAAAATCTTCTTCCATTAATTGATATAAAACATTCATCTTACCATCATAAGGGTCTATTGGGAATCCAGAAGAAGTATCAAAAAATGTTTTTTCATCTGGAGTTAATTCAGATTGAGTAATTGTTTCATCATCGTCACTAACGATTCTTTGTTCTTTAAGATATTCTGTTAGTTCTGGATTATCTCTTACTATACCAACTCCAAATCTTTCATTATTTGCAGACATAGAAGAACTATAAAATGTATTATCTACTTTTACACCAAGAGTTTCTAGAGATTGTCTTATTCTATTTATTTCTCCATTAAAATCTATTTTTGTAGATTGGACTCCTGCTCCTCTTCTTTGAGTCCATGCTCCAATAAGCATACTACTAATTAAATCCTCATATTGAATTTCACCATTTTGTATATAAGTCATCATGCCATTAGTACCAGCCATCGCCCCACCAACAAAAAGCATACGAGGTAATAATTTTCTATAATTTTCTAATCCTTCTTTTGTAGAATGAGCTAATAAATCTTTTCCATATTTTCTTCTTGAAGACATTAACCATTTAATAGATTCTGATTCTGCATCGTCTCCTAATTTTGTTCTTAATCTTCTTTCAATTGCCCTTGTTGATAAATCACGATTACCAAGAGCAAAAGGATTTAAATCAATATATTCTTTTTTACCATCTTTTGTATAATTTAATCTTGTCTCTCTTAAATTCTTTTTATTAAATCTAGCCATTTCAGCCATTTGACCAGACAAATAAGCTAAATCTTTTCCTTTGTAATTATTTTTACTAAAATAAGCTGATATTCCATTTTTAAAATCCCTTCTTGAAAGAGTCATCTTACCTAAATCTTTAAATGGAGCGGCTGCCGCATTTACTGCAGTTCCCATAACGAGACCAGTAAACATGGCTTTTCCAACTCTGCCTGCTATCCCTAACCCTTCTTCATTTAACTCGCCTTTAAGAGCTTCTTCACCAATTAAAACACTTTCCATAACTCCGTCAGCTACTGAAAAAACAAAAGCATCGTGCAAAGCTTCGCTTGTAAATCTACCCATTTTAGTATTACCATATTTAGCTAATGCTAAACCATGAAGACTTTGAATTGGTATTCCTTTAGAATTAACTGCAGTCGCCATATTCCTTAATACATCTGATTGTTTTTTATTTAAATTACCAGTTCTTATGCCTTTTGCTATATATCTATTTATTTCATTATTAAACGAAGATTCAAATACTTCGTCTGCTAATTTTCCTTTACCAATAGAAATTTTAGATTGATTTTCTACTTTTTTAGTAAAGTCTTTTATAACTTCTTTATTTAATTTTCCACTTTTTCCTATTTTAGATGCTTGACCAACTGCTGTTTTTAAACTTTTTCTACCCATCATCCAAGCTGCTGGTCTTACAACTGCTTGCCCAAGAACAAAAGCAGTACCTTTAACTGGTAATCCTACTAAAAAACCAGCTCCAGTTCCAACTCCACCCAATACTTTAGCAAGAGCATTATCTTCTTGCCCCTTTCTCATATATTCTTGAAAACCTATTTCAGTATCAAGTCCTTTTTCAATACCAGCTTCTACTAAACCGGGAAGCCCTAATGCTGCTGATTGACCAAATTCATATGCTCCAGAAAATAAAGCTTCTCCAACATATTCAATTAATCCTTTATCACTTGAAGAAGGTTGAGATTGAATTTGAGGAAAAGCAGGTTGGCCAGTTTGATTTGCTAATAGATTATCTACTGTAGGATTATTTTTATTTAAATTATAATTAGAAAAATTTACTTCTGGCAATTTTGCAGATTTATTTTTTCTTATTTCTTCTAATCTTTTTAGGACTTCTTCCGTTGGCATATTAATCTATTTCTTTATCTGTATAACCATCTTCTTTTAATAATTGTCTTTCTTCATCAGTAATAGAAAAATATTGTTGATTTATTAAATCTGTTACATTTCGAATATCTTTATCTATACTTTGTTTTGTTAATCTATTTATAGATTTTTTTAATTCTCCACTATTTTTTGCTGATTCTATAAATTTAGAATTTGTTAAATTTTTCTTATTTACATATAAAACACTATTAAAATCATTAATATTTATTCCAGAATTTTGCATTTTAATTAAAAAATCATTATCTCTCATCATTGGTGCATATAAATCATCTAAAGTTTCCATTAATATTTCATATTGAGGAGCTCCTTTTTTAGAAGAAAGGTCTACTTGTGCTATTCCAGAAATAATATTATCGGCATAAGGAGAATCCATTAATGCTGTTAAATATTTTCCTTGAGCATCAGTTCTGCTCATTAATCCAGTTTTTTTAATTGAATCTTTAATACTTTGTTTTATTTCTTTTATATCATTATTTGCAAAATCACCATCTATTAAATCATTTTGAATAACATTAAATACAGCTTGTGGAATTATTCCAGAAGTTTTTACTGAATCTAATATGTCTTCATGTTTTTTATTTTTCATTACATCTAAAGAAGCAATTACTTTATTATAATCTTTATCAGATTTTTCCTCTATAGATGTTTTTAATTGTTGTTCAGTATATTGTAAGCTTAATTGTTGTTGTCTTAATTCCCTTTCTTTTTTTTGTTCCTCTAAAGCTATATTTTCTGGAGATTCTGACCTTCTTAATTTTTTTAATTCAAGATTAGCAGCTTCTGCTTGTTTATCATATAATGCAATATCTCTTAAATTTTTTGAAGCAGTTCTTTTTTCTTGAGCATCTCTCAATATAATAGATTGTTGTTGCACTTCTCTATCGTATTGTTGTTGTTTCAATCTAGAACCCATTTCAAGCATAGCCATAGATTCATTAATTTTCTGACGTTCTCTTTCTTGCCTATATTTTAATATACTATTTAAACTTTCTAAAGCTTGTGACATAATTAAATTATTCCAAAATATTTTTGTTCAGATTGCTTTTCAGCCATTTTTCTTTGATTTTCCAATTGCAATCTTTGACTATCTAAATCAAACTTTTGTTTTTCAAATTCAGAAAGCACTCCACTTAAAGTTTCAGTAAGTTTTATATCTACATCTTCTAATTTTGTTTGAGCTTTTTCTCTATACAATTTTATATCTTCATCATTATCTTGAGGACCCCTAGCAAATCCCATTTTTTTAGTCATCAAATCTTTGCCTTGTTTTACTTTTCCTATATTTTCTTTAAATACTTGAGAAGCTGACGCATAAGTTCTTTTTGCTTTTTCTTTAGCAATTGTTAAGCTAGGAGCTAAAGTTTGTTGTAATGTTTCTTTAGATTCATTTAAAGAACTTAAAGAATCATCCAAGAATCTCATTTGTTCTCTCCCTTGAGCTCTTGCATCTTTAGTAGACCCATGGCTTTGCATTAGACCTAATCCAAACATAGCAGCCGCTGCCAGCCACTTTTCTTCTTTTCCAGTTTTTGGATTTATAGTTGATGGAGATATGTAATCAAGCATTTGCTCACCTAATTCTCCATGTTCTTCTATAAGCTTCTTTTCGAGTTTATTAACATGCCAGAGACTACCACTAGATGTTTTAACCATCTCAGTATCTCCAAATCGTCCATGTTTTGATAAGTTTTTATACATTTAATCGGGGTCCGGTATATTCATTCCCATTGTTTCCATGTGTTCATCTGATAATCGATATGATTCTGGAGCATATGGACTTGTTTCAATAGATTGGTTATTTTGATTTAGGTTCAAAGCATTATATTTAGAATGATCAAAGTTTAATTGAGTATTAAAATCTCCTAATTTTGTTGGAGATTTAGAAGTATATTTATCACCAGATAATTTATTTAATAATTCATCCGCTGCGTCAAGGGCTTTTATTTGCTTACCCCTAGCCGCTACATCGTATTTACTTCCATAACTTTTTTCCCCTACAAAGTATTCATCTTGTCCATATAAAAAATCACTAATTTTACCTTCCCTTTTAAATACATCCATTAAAGATGTTTTCTTTTCTTTTCTTAATCCAAGTTTTTTACCACTAGGTGATTCGGGGTCTCTTGGTAAAGAATCTTCAAAAGATTTTATATCACCTTGTAATTTTGCTTTATCTTGAAAACTTTGAGATATTGTATCACTAAGTTCTAATCCAGAATATAAAGTATTATAAAATGTATCTCGTTCTTTTTGTTTAAATTCAAATTCTTTCGTAGATAAATCTGATGCCATCAAAGAACTTGTAGCATCAAACAATTGAGAACCCATTTGTCTATCTAAAGTTCCCTTACTTCTAATTGCTGATTTTAAAGACTTAGCCATAATTAACTCTCATCTATAATAGCTGATACATTACATTGAATTACACCAGAACCATCAGCACTTCCATTTGCATCTCCAGTACATACATGAATATTAGCTATTGTAGCATTTGGTTTGCCATACCAAGACATTCCAGCGGGTATCTCTAAAGCAGTTGCTAAATTATAAGCAGCTGTTCCTCCATCAAAACAAATATAAACACTTCTAGTTGTGGATGTGCTGCCATCAGTTGTCCCAGTATTATGTATAAATAAAAACTTTACTGCATCTCCAGTAGCCGCTGTAGCCATTGCAGTAGCAGAAGCTTTACCAGCAGATTGTATAACTGCATCTGTAGAAAGTAAATCAGCACTAGAGTTTGTTACATTAATAACTTTAACAACCCATCCTTCTGTAGAATCTGGAGTTACACTAAATGATAAACCAGACAATGTTTTTTTAAATTGGTCTGGTAATATACTTGCAGTAAGTGATATGGAAGCTTCGTCAGCCATAATAACCTATATACTTTTATTGTTTAATTTAGTGTTAATAAAAATCATTATCAAGATGTTATACATTGTCAAAAAAAGCATGCCATATAGAACCTTTGCCTGAATTATTTCCATCTGGAAAATTAATTTGTTCTACAGCTATAGAATATAAACCTGAAGTATTTAATAATGCCTGTATTGGAATGTTTACCATTCCTTTAGTTCCAGATTGTTCAATCTGAATATTAAAATCATGTATTCCAGTACCGTTATTTTGATGTGGAAATTCTAAATATTCCCAATCAGATGGATATATCTCACTATGTAAAATAGTAGCCGTATAAAAATGTAATCTAAATCCATAGGATAAAGTATTAGGAGCATTATCTTGAGCTGTTGTAATGAGAAAATTTATATTAGATAATATGCAACTTTTAGGGACTATTAATACATTATTTGTTCTATCATTTGCTGTCTCTTCACTAACCCATTGAAACCAATTTAAATCTCCATTAGATTCCGGTGGGTCCTCTCCATCATTGCTATAATTAATTTGAAAAGCGCTAGTTTTAGACCAAGATTGTCCCCAATTTGCTATTGTACTTCGATATTTTCTAAGGATTCTTAAAAAATCTGAATCATTTCCAATATATTCATTCCCAAAATTTTCAGAAGAAATATTTCCAGCGTTATCAGAAGAAGAAACTTCTACCCATTTTCCATCTTGTTTTAAATATTGAATAGTTTCTTTGCCAACTTTTCTATATGATATATCTCCATCAGACCCTGAATTTTCTTCAGGAACTCCAGTTCCATATGTTGGTTGTTGTCCTTTTTGATGTATTAATCTTCGTTCTTCTGGAGACATTGACATTATTTAATATTTTTCATCCTATATACAACACATATATCATTAATTTCAAAAGTAGATGGGACTGTGCCATCTGATATAAACTTTAATGCAAATGAATAAATGCTATTTGCTTCAGTTGATGTATTTGGTTTTAATGTGGCTTGTACCCATTGATTACTCCCTGCGTTATCTAATTCATTGCTTGTAAGATTATCTCCATCTTGAAATACTTTATCAAAAGTAGTTCTACCATTTGTATCGTATTTAACTTGCACATTAGTAACACCACCAGTTTTATAAGTAACATATACTTTATAAATCTTTTTTCTTACAGCAGGTTCTCCAAAATCAATATCTCTTGTTTGAAAAACAAAAGCTGAATTTGAAGTTGCATTTGGTTCGGGGTCAAAAGTTTGAACAGTAGTAGTTGGATTTGTTATATAAAATAAATCTTGATTAGCATTTAATGCAAAATTTGTTCTAGCAGTAGTAACTGGAATTTTACCTGCTCCTTTCATCCAAGCTCTTAAAACAAAATCATATATAAATACATCTGTATTTTCATTATTAATTAACAATTGTCTTTTCTTAGGTATGTATCCTATATGAGCGGAAGACATATCAGTATCATCTGTCCCATCTTTTATAAATGTTCCCCAATCAGATTCACTTATTAATCTCATTCCATTCTTTTCTAAAAGATTAGAAACATTTTTACCATCATAAAAATAAACACCATGAGCATTAAACCAAGATATTCCATAATCTGTTTTGGTAACGTGATAATCAAAAGAACATCCTTTATTTCTATAAACATCTTCTAAGAAATCAACATTAGCTGCAACATTTATAATATATAAACTATTCTTTTTAAATTGCAATATCCTATCTGCAAATGCTTCTAATTTAACAATACTATCTCCATCTCGTATTGCAACATCAATAGAGTTTCTATCTTTAGGGAAAGTATCAAATTTATTTATTTGACTTTTTATTATTCTATCTGGATGAGTATCTCCATCTTGTTTAATATTTCCTATATAAGCTCTTCTTCCTTGTATAACAGCTGTTTTATATTGAGCATTTATAGAACCTACGGAAGCAGGATAACCATTTATATTTCTATATGTATCTATCATGTTAGCAGATTCTGGAGATACCCCTTTAATTAAAGCAGAATAACGAATATAATCATCGCTTGTATCTAATGGATTTTGCATAGAATAAGGGAATGTATCATCTGAGGGAAACCATTTAAATCCTTTTTCAATATAATCTTGCTCTCCTATTAAAAAATAATCTTCTTTATCTTCTAACTTCCAATATAACCTAGAACCAGTAATTCTATTATCAATTCCGTATGTGCCTCCAACACTAACAGTATTATAAATATCAAAATTAAATAATATATATCCTCCTAATATATTAATTTTATTAGTTGTTGCTTTTCGTATTGTTATATCATCTCCATTATCAAAATCATTATCATCTCCATTTAACAAATTATGAACATCAATAGTTGTAGCTGTATTATCAGATATATAACCTTCAGAAGAATCTATTGTATTTTGTAATTTTCTGCCTATTAAATCGCCTACTATATAATCAGCGTCACTACCAGTTTGAGTATACCTAGTCGCTGAATTATTTCCACCAGCGTGGTCTACAAAAGAAACAAGTGAATCAACATCATTAAATTTAAAAGGCAATGATTCTTGTTTTTCTTTATCATATAACCAAGTATAATGGAATGTATAAGCACCAGGTGGGTATCCTACTATGCCCGGGTTATCTATCCTTAATGGAGAAGACATTCTCCAATCTAATGAATTAGTAGAAGAAGGATTATTGTATTTTCTAATAACTTTTAATTCGCAATAATTCCAAGGTTCTCCAAAAGTTAATTCTACTTCTGGGTCTAATACATCATCAAATCCCGATGGAGTTAAAACTAATAAATTCCAACAATCTGGTTTTATATCTTCTTTTTTAAATTTCCAAGTATAATAAATATAAGTTTCAGAACTTGTAGTTTCATTCTTTCCCCATTTTATTTCAATTCTATTAAAATCGTCATAGTCTCTACCAGATGAAATAAAAAATGGATGGACTATATAAACTTCATCACTTATAATAGTATATTTATTAGTAATATAACTTGTTGGATTAGATATGGAATTAAAATTTGATTCTCCACTTGATAAAACTAAATTATTATTACTATAAAAAGAATAAGGTTTTTCTCCAGATGTTTCTTGATGCATTGTACATTGATTTGTAAATGACCAATCATGGCTACCAGACAATCCATCAATTGTTCCTTTTAATTGTAATCCGACTCTTAAATTAACAGAATTTCTTTCAATAACTTGATGAATATTATTATTCAAAGCATTTACATTGTCATATTCTTGACCTCCTCCATTTACTCCAGAAGTATCATTGAATATGGGAGATGGAGTAGATATTAAGCATTTACCAGTAGATGGAGTCGCTATGTTTTGTTCTGTGTCATGCCATCCAATAGTTCCAGAATCCGCTGTTAATCCATTAAATCTTTCATCTTTTATATATCCAAACCATTTGCTATCTCTAGCAAATGTAGAATCCCCAACTCTTAATACACCATCAGCGGAATAATATACAGGAGTGGCAGCTCCAGAAAAATTAATTACACCAGGATCCCAACCTCCACTATCATTAGCGTCTATATTTGTTCCACCAGAATCGTAATTAAAAATTAATGTTTCATCTCCATCACTCCCATCTAATAACTTATCGCTTCCCATAACAAATAAACCACTATTAGCAACTGGAGCATTAGCAAAACTAGCTGAAACTCCACCAGCTCTACCAATAGTTTTTACTCTACCTACAGAATCTATATTAGCATCAACAATATTTGGAGTTTCTATTTCTTGTATATCTCTAGGGTCTGCATCTGAATTAATACCACCATGAAAACCTTGAATTTTATAGGTTTGTTTAGGCATTGTTTTCTTCGTACTCTATGTCTTGTATAATGTAATCTTGTGCAATTTCTGGTAAATCACATACACATTGCAAATCATCTGGGTCATCGTGGTCAAATACATCTAAACGTAATCCTCCCTCTACGCCTTCAATAGCTCCGCCATTTTTTACTCGTAACTTTTGCTCTTTGGATTCCTGTAAGGAATCATATTGTTCAATGTATCTCGGCGCTTTTTGCATCCTCCACACTCCTCTATTTTGCCACGAGTGACAGTTTTAATTATACGGCTAACAGTATCTCCAACTCCTTTATCATGCCCAAATAAATCAACACGTTTAGACATTAATAACCTCTTTGAAGACTATCAGCCCTTGCAACATTAGCTTTAAGTCTATTTCTCATTCTAGCATTTTTAGAATTAGCCATATCTTTTGATACCATTGCTTTTTCGTCTTTTACGGAAGAACTACCTTTTTGAGTTTTACCCTTTTTTTTACCATATGAAGTGCAATCCTCTTCACTTTCATATCCCATCTTTTTCCATTTAGTTTTGCATGTTTTTGAATCTGGCATATTATACCTCCTGTTTATTTTTTTTAAAAATCATCAAGCCTTACTGTGTCATCACCAACACCTGGCCCAATCTCATTTATCCTCTGAAGAACTTTTCTGTTTTTTTGTTTTGTTTCAGCTTTTAATTTAGCAGTTTTTTGCCTATTAGGAGCAGAAACACATTTTTTAAGTTTTTGATTAAAAACTTGACCTGTTTTACACTTCGTTTTATTTGGCATATTATGCCTCCTGTTAATTCCACCTGTTTTTAATTTACTGCCTTTTCCTGTATCAGGTGTGGATACATCAGACATTCCAATTACATCAGCCATTTTTTTTTGCAATAGGTACACAATTAGGGACTTTTTTTCCATTCTTCATTTTAAATCCTATTGCTTCGTACCCTTCCCAACATGCTGATTTTAAACTTTGTTTTTTATTTTTAGGCATTTAACATTTCCATTTTCTTCTAGCTTTGCAAATTCTTTTATCTGGAGTCTTTGAACAATTTATTCCATGCATTTTCATTTGACCAGCTGACCTTGCACAATAAGATGTTCTTCTTTTACCACCGCCTGGTTGCGGAGCTTTTAAATTAGAACCAGGATTCTCACGCTCGTAGGATTTTCTACCTTTTTCATTTAATCCGCCACTAGGCGATTTACCTTCTTTACGTTGCCAAGCTGCTGTTTTAGCCATTACAATCCCATTCTACCTGAGATTTTACTTAATGTTTCTTTGACCTGTTCTAATTCTTCTAATAAGTATTCTATTGCTTCTTGACATTCTTTTAACTCGTTAGATTTTTTAGGAGCAGGTTTTGTTTTATTTTTTAATTGTGGCATATTAAAACTTCTTTAATATTTTTTTTAATTCAGCAACTATTTTATCATCTTCTTTAGACGGAGTTAGTTTAACTATAATGCCTACCACTTTTAGTATAAAAGCCTTAGCACCCATTTTTTTTACTTGTCGTTTAACATAACTTGAAAGCATACTCATTTTTTATCTCCCTTTACTATTTTAGTTAATCCTTCAATAACAACATCTAAAAGTATATCATCCTTATCACTAGGCGACATCTTAACAATTTTCTCAGCAACCATAAATGCGAGTAATACCCATTCCCAATTTGCTTGTAACCATTCCATATTACTTATCCTTTATCTTCCTTATTAATAAAAATATTGAAAGCAATGCTACTAAAATTTGTAAAACATCATTAAAATGCCCTAAATGTAAAGCATAATTTGTAAAACTTATACCCGCTATCCGTAATGTATCCATTAGTGTTTCCCATTCATTCTACTTAAAGAACCTTTTATTTCAGATAATTGATTATCCATATCGTTAATTTCTTTTGTCATTGCATCAAATTTTCTATCTAATTTATCATCAGAAGTATTCCATCTACCAATAAGTTTGATAATCATACTTTCCATGTTCTCTAAAGTCTCGCTTTGACCTTTGTTTTCAATTTTTAATGATTCTAATGTTTCTTGTTGTTGTGCAGATTTGTTACTTAATGATATAACTAAATATACAAACATCGCACCAACAACCCCAATCATACCCGCTTCACCATATATAGCCATAAAATCCATTATTTACCCCAAAATGTAGTATATTTCACACATTTTACTTCTTTTTCCTCTTACCCCAACTCAATGGATTTAAATTTAATTCTTTTTCGTAAAACTTTACTTTTTCTGCCAACTCTTCTCGCTCAACCCGTTCTTCCACGATGTGTTTACCAAGTAAATCCCCAATGTTTTCATCTGCAATAATAATTTGATTTTCAAGGTCTCGTATTCTTGTTTCAATTTGCCAATACCCGTAGACCAAAGTTCCAACCAATGCACAGATTTGCAACATCCATTTAAAGTTAATAGTGATAGCCATGGAATCTCCAATGACTTCTCCCTTGTAACTTCTTGCTCCTTGATTTTCACTCATTTTATCCTTACATCTTCCCATTCACTATGCTTATAACACCAATTACCACCATGATTAATCTTGTCACTATACCAATGACTAACTGAATCGCTAGATATAATTTCAATAAATACTGTATTGGTAGTAGTGTCCTGTGGAGTAAGCTCATAATTAGCAACGCTCCAACCTGAAGAACAACTACTTACAATAAGTGTAAGAAATAGGAATATTGTAGCTCGTACTAACAACTTCAAAGTCTCCATTAGATAATTTTGTAATTGTGAAATTCATTATTTGGAACCAAAGACCTTAGAGAAAAAACCTTTTTTCTTTTTGCTTCCTTTTTTAATAATCTTCTTACCTTTCTTTTTTTTCTTTTTAACTTCTGCTACAATAACTGTGCCATCTTTCTCAATAACTTCTACAGGAGTAGAATAGCTTATTGACATAAATAAAAATGTTGATAGTATTGTTTTAATCATAACGTATCCTTTATTTTTTTAATTTACTAATTACTTTTTTAGCTACTTTTTTAACATCACTAGCCATTGTCCTCACTCTTCCTTTACCACATATTTCTTGAGCTCGAGTTAAACTATATCCTCTTGCTTTTAAATTAGATACACATGATTCATCTTTAAGTGTTTTTTTACCAGATTTTGATTTTGAAAATTTTAAAAAATCTTCATCCGACATACTTGACCTATTTGTGTTCCCAGTCGCTTTTGTTGCTTGTTTTTTTGGCATTTTACTATTCCTTTATATGCTTAGATACTTCTGTATCACCACTCATTTGTGGAACTATCCTTGATAATAATTCCGATTTAGTTTCATCATTACCATAAACAATTCCTCGTTTATCATAGAAGTCTTTTATTTCTACTTTAGTATTTGCATCAGTAGGATAATCTGCTTGTGTAGTAGCGACACCATTTATTATATGATGACCTCCTATTATCAATCTACCATGTCCATCGCCATGTTTCTTTGCACATTCATCAACATAGTATTCTTCGGCAGTTTTAAAGCTATTTGTTTTCTTAGCTACTTCGCCATCTACGTCTACAAAATATGTATATGCAGAAGGATAAGCCAAGGTTTCCGTTGTTCCATCAACATATGTCTTTACTCGGGTTACACCCGGTGTTGTATTTTTATGGACTCTTACTCGATGACCTTGGCTACACCTTCTTACAATCATTCTACTATTTCACCCTCTAATGTTTCTACTTCAGGATCTAAAGCCTTCTTGAGTTCCATTACTCCTTTCTGATGTTTTTCTACAAACACCTTTTCGCACTCTACTAATTGCTGTCTGATAAAAGCATTTGTAGCAAGCTTGTTTTGTACGTCATTAACGTGATTTTGGTACATAGCGACTTCTCCTGCTAGTTCCCTTTGTGCATCAGTCATATCTTCGATTACATATTCTTTATTATCGAGATTCAAGACT